GAACATGAGGCGGATTTTCCGCAGCTTGTCGATGGTGAGGTTGTAATTACCAGCCCCGCCAGTATCAGTATAGGTAACTGCTACATCCTGGGTTGCAGGGAAGAGGATGCTGGTTTGACCAGTCTTGCCTGAATAGGCTGTCGCAAAGGCCGCACGAACAATCTCCTTGTCCATCGAACGACCAAGCGCAAACACTGCGTTGGTAGCATAAGAGGAGGTTGGATCTGCGAGCATACGCAGTTTGTCCTTGCGGTCGATGAGATCTGCCCAGTCATAATCTTCCGTCGCATTGCGCCGGCGATCATGAGGAGTGGAGATGAGCGGAGTATCGCTGTGGCGATTTTTGACTTTTACCGCTTCGGTAGGCCCGATGCGATCGAAGAAATCAAATTCCGAATTTTGGGATTCGACGCGCACAAAAGGGCGAAGACGAGAACCACGTTGTTGGAACTTGATTTGGATATTGGAATGGTAGCTGTTGACCAGCGCGGTGTCTACTTCGTAGGACATTTGATGTGGTGTGGTTGTGGAATGAATAAACGTTCCGGCTCCAATAGTCCACACGCGTGGGTCTTCGCCTCGCTCTTACGTCAGCTAGCGTACGGCCTGCACCGTAATAGATTGGGCTCATCAGAGTAATCCAATAAGACCAATCTATGTTGGAGGTGTGCGGGTGTAAAATACTTTTTTACGACCCGTGAAAGATTATTCTTTCTTGCCAGGGAAGGCCTTCTGGTGAAGTGCCAGCCATGTATCGACAGCTCCTTTGTGGCCGGGGTGTGAAGCAGTATTGAGAGCATCTTGGAAGTCCTTGTCCATTTTGACACGCTCAATTTCTTGTTGCGCAGCCATGGATGTACCCCCAAATTGGCTCCCACCGTTTTCTCCGCCGATAGCGTCGTCATCAAGAAGCTTGATTCCGAGGTTGTGCATCAGCTTAATAAAGTCAACATCATTACCAAGACCTGCCTCATCAATTTTGGCCATAAGTTCTGGGCTGCCATATTGCGTAACAGTAAGCTGTGCGGTCTTAACATTGTTGTCGAATTTGGGACCCCACTCTTGTTTGAGAGTGGCGATACCTTGTTGCTTCGTAGCATCAACCTGTGCTTGTTGGATATCATATCCGGAGTTTACTTGACCAAGATACGCATCAAGAACACCTTTGCCCTGAGCCTCAGACAGGCCCAGTTTATGGAGTTCGCCTTGCATGAAGCTAAGAACATTTGAATCGACTAGGCCTTCAGATTTTAGAGCAACTGTTGGAGCATAGGCCGTGGCCTCAGCAGGGCGACCTAATTTCGTAAAGAACTCAGTGCGTTCTGCATCAGTTGCTTTCTCGCCAGGGAGCTTAATAACATTCGCACCCACAAGCGACTTAGTGTCGATCGCAGATTTGACGAAGCTATTGATGTCTTTAGACTGGGCAACATAGGGGTTTGTCTGGTATTCTGGCGCAAGAGTGGAGTACCAGGGTTTGTCTCCTTCACTGGCAGCTAGTCCTCCAAGGATGCTTCCACCCGCCTCGCCTCCACCTGAGCCTCCACCTGAGCCTTCGTCTTCAGGTGCGCGAAGAAATCTATTCCATCGGTTAATTATCATGTGCGTTTTCTATTTCTTGTTCTAGTTCAGTTTCGTCCTTAAACGTCGCCTTGACGATTGAGAGCACGAGTCGTTGTGCGCCAGTATTGCGCAAAGTTTCTTTGTCATCTGAGGAAGCAACAGGTGTAGTCACACATCCTTTTTTCATAAGATAGCGGAGCACTTGTTTTCCCTGATCAGATGTGAAAATGATTTTGCAGTTACGCTTGAAAGCAAGGTAATCTGAAACTTCTGAGATTGGGTTACGTCTCACAGTCCAAGAGCTTGTGGTGAGATTCCAGCATCAGAGAGATTCTTGATTGCCTTGGAAGCAGGTTCCGCCATTTGAGTAACTTGAGCTGCTTGCTCTTGTTGCGCCTTGGCCTCATTGTTTGCTTGCATCTCTTCTGGTGAGAAGAGAATCTTCTGGGTAGTGCCCATTGCATCGGCAAGTTCTCTCGAATATGCTTCCCAGTTAACGATGTCCATAACTGCGGGATTGATTTGTGCAGAAGGAATAAGTCGTTGGATGTAGCGATCCATTGCGAATGCACGCATACCGGTCTGGGCGCGGGCAGCTGGGGAGGTATATTCTAGCTTTAGTTCGCCAAAATTCTTTGGTGGGGGTGGGAGTAGTCCGTTGCGGCCAAGCAGCATATAGGACAAAGCAAGTGAAGGTCCAAGTAATTCGGCTTCCTGTCTACCAAGCATTGGTGCAACAAGTCGCAACTTCCGCTCACTGCGGTCCTGAGCTTCGTACGCTGTCATCTCGACGTTCTCTTTCTCCAACTTCATTAAGTCGTTGTAGAAATACTTACGGATGGCCTCGCGCTTTTGCTCCGCCTTATTCTCAGGAATTTGAAATCCGCGTGAGACCTCAAGAGTTTCCACCGGATCGGAGCCAGGCTCCTTGTAGTTAACTGCACCTGGGCCAGTCTTCAGTGGAACAAGAAAGGCCTCAGAGGAAACGATGAGTGGGGGATCAGTGGCCTTGCTGACAGCCTTAAGCAGCTGATACTCGAGGCGATTAAGCATCTTGATATCTGGCAGTGCCTTAAGCGCAGGAGAGCGACCCCACACTTCTGTAGACATCTTCACCCAACGTGGGCAGTGGTATGGGAACCAATCATACCCGCCTAGGCGCAAAGTCTCCTTAGTATTCTCGCATACCCAAATAGATGCGTAATTCTTAACTGGGCGTACGTGCTTCAGGAACTGCTTATCCTCGCGCGGAAAGACGAGGTGCACAATCGTAAACTCTTTGTCTGCGCCTTTTTGAAGTAATTCTGAAAGCTTGGGTGGAATCTTATCAAATTCTTGGGCAACTTGCCGACCAGTCATTAGGACCCGGCGAATAACAGTGTCAACCATCCGCTCCGAATTCTCCTTGAGGTAACAATCAGCAAGAGCAAACGTCTTAAACCGCAATCCATCTTTCCAGTATTGGTACACCACAGATGTACCAAAGGATCCGAGATCCAAATAAGCCTCATTGAGTGCTTGGGTATACCCAGAAGAAGAAGAGGAATAGTGGTGGTAAATGATGTTGCTTACTTCTTCACACCACAGATTTACTTCGCGATCGTGAGAATATCTGGAATCTAGTGGACGCAGCTCAAACCAACGATCTGTTGGATTTGTGAGAAACGAATGAAGGAATGAACTGAATTCCTCCAAAGCATCGATAGCCGTAGAATCGTAGATCTGATTGGAGCGATCCTGACCTGGAGACTTGCGTCCAGTAAAGTCATCGGCATTAGGCCGCACGTAATCAACGATCTGTTGGAATTGACTATCCCACGTTGACCGCGTGTTTTTCGCGGAACTATACAACTGAAGGCATTCAGTAGCTACGTTGTCTTCTGGCATTAGCCTCCGAGGATAGATGTTGAGCCGAAGCCAGTATCGAGTCCTGTGCTTAAGATTGTTGATCCCGCTCCACGAGTACGTTTGTTTGGGTTCCGCTCTATAGAAGAGGCAACACTAGTGGCAAGAGCCCCTTTACGTGAAGGTGGAATTGGTGGTGGTGGTGGATCTTTTTGCTTGGCTCCTTTGTGGAGTCGAGCAAGTTTGCCATTTGGCAGGAAGAGATCTCTGTCGAAGTGTGGTCCGTATTCAAAGTCCATCGTCGTAGGTGATTGAGATTATAGGAGCGGGGTACGTTGTTTCTTTCCCATCCGATAAATTCGAGAGGGTAAGGGAGAAGTGAGAAAAGAAACTTGAAATCGCCAACAAGCAAATATACCCACCAACAATTAGGATTGTTTGTGTTATAGCCAGGGTTAGTAAGGTGAACATAATTGTCAGCCCTATTAACTGGTCGCAACATTGCCAGATTGGATGCATCTTTGTAGACAATAGCATGTGGGTTATTCAGATGTAAATAAAAATCTTCATCAAAGCTGCGAGCACACTCTTCTTGTAGATAAACTTGTTTGGCGCGCCAGACAGGGTCTTTATCCATTGAGGTAGTCGTATTCATCTTGAGTTTGAGTTTCTCGCTTTTCCTTCCTTCCACGTGAACTATCCTTAGATCGCCAAGCAAAGTAGCGGAACATGTCAGCAGGGTGAGAAGACCAGTCGTGCAGTGGCGTACTGCTGTAACACTTCATCTGGTCATTCCACTCCTTACGGTACGACTTGAGCGCCTCAACAAGGTGCCCACACTTCTCCTCATCGAACCAGACTCTTGGGAGGAGGTTACGAACAGCCTCAATACCGTCCGAAATTTCATGCTTTTCAACAATCGAAAATCGTATTCCCAACTCATTGGCGACTTGCCAGCGCGTTTTACCAGTACCCAATTCCTTGACTTTAATATCGTGCGGGGCGTAGTGCTTGCCGTAGACATAAGGCTTCTCTGCAAGTGTTTTGATGTAATGAGCGAGACCTTCTCCTGAATTTGCGTAATAGTCGATAAACCTGAATTCGAAGCCATACTCCTGCATAAAACCAATGGATGTATGGTCGTGCATGCCGAGGTCCCAAACAGTGTGCACAGGGAGTAGTGGATCCCATGGGACCTTCGTAATCCGGTTCTCTCTGTGGGCGTTCTCCATCTGAGTAGAATAATACGATCCCACCAGTGGAGCGTCAAAGGAGCAGTAGTATTCCTGTTGAATAAGTTCCTCAGACATTCCAGACCGCCGTTCCTCATCAATAGCTTCCTGTGTAATGGCCTTTGTAGTGTCTGCCCCAAGTGTACTAGCAAACCACTGAGGATTCCCCTTTGCCATCTGGTGTAGTGTGTATCCATGGTTCTTTCCGCGTGGTGTAAAGATAAACATTGCCCATCCACCATTCTCTGCTAAGATGGGCCGGATATAGTCCCACGCATGTGGGTCTTGTAGCGAGTATTCGGAGAAGATAACTCCAATTGGGTTCGTACCAACCAAACTATCGATGGAATCAGAGCCGACAACGCGGTATTTGCTCCCATTGACCACCGTAATCTGCATTTCGACGTTATTACGGTGCGTAACGAGCTCATCTGGGAAGGCATCAACAAAGGGGCGCCCCGTGCCGTCCATACCATCCCAAACAATGGCACGCCCTTGCTTATATGTGGGCAATACGTGCCAATACGTTCCCACGCGCTGGAACATCTTGAAGCAACACAGGTTTACTGATGTCAAGTCCTTACCTCCGCGTCGGTGCCACACCATCGATGCACGGAGCCCTGGCTTATCTTGCGCCATATAGTCCCACACAGGCTGCTGATACCACCGAGGGGCGTATCCATTAGGTATCTGAATCTCACGGGACATCGATTACCTTCCCCCTTTGTGCTGTTGTTTGTTCTGATCGCGATCCATCTGGCATCATGAGCACTACTGTGATTCGATTAGACTCCGGGTCGCCCTTGTGCTCGACCGCCTTAAGTGTTGGGTGCTGATATCTGAGAATTTCCTTCATTAGGCTGACCCGTTCAGCGCGTGTCATTACGAATCTCCCATAATCTTGAGAATCGGGATCCTCTACGCGCTCGTTATACATTGCCAGCAACTCCTCTACTGGATTGATATCGTGCTGCTTAAGTATGTCTGTAACGCTGAGACGCTTTTCAGCCACGACGTTGGACAGGGTCTGATTTGGAGTCACTATTTCTGGTGGAGGCTCACTAATCCGCGTGACTTGGTTCATCCCTGGAGTAGTGTCTAGCGGCTCTCCAGTAAAGGGCTCTGGAATTGGAATCAAAATAGGTTGATTCGTTCCTTTTGCTGGCGTCTTCTCAGCCCGGAGCCTATTCCGTTCCTGAATTTCCTCCACCGTGGGGATAATAGCTTTGGGTCGCGCCATAGATAACAATTTCTATAGGGCTACCTTAGTCAAACGGTAGGCCGATGTAAACAAAAAAGATTCCCTAAGGGGCATTTGGACTAGTATTGGGAGGTTATTGGACGATTCTGCTATACCAATAGGATATAAGTGATTGATAATCAAGACCCTGTGCATTATTTTGTAACTGGTTATTGGGTGTATTGGACTTTGACCATCTTGACAACAATGAAAATTCATTTTGATTTAAAAGTCCAATATCCTCAATACTAGTGTGCCTAAGTGATTCATTGTTAATTACTTATGATATATTGGACGTGGATTTGGATCAATACATTGTCAATATGTTGGTAAACGTGTTATAGGGATAGTTGATTGTAGGCTAATCCGCAAGGTATTGTAGACGAGATTTGTGGCTGGGTTGGTATAATAAACAAGTGCACGCGTGAGGGCCCCCCCGGGCCCGCCCTCACGCACGTGTTAACGCGGGTACGTACACATGCGTCATTGTCAGCAAGTGTTCAAGCGAACACTACTCATCTGAACACGTGTTCAAGCGAACATGTGTTCATGCCCTTACGCCTCAACTCGCGCGATGCGCCCGAATCAAGGTGTACGCATATGCCTACACATTATTCTTTCTGCTACTAAGCTGCTACTAAGCTGCTACTAAACCGCTATATCTATAGCAGCTATATAACAGTTGTCATCGTAAGTCATTGAAAATCAATCACTTACAAAAAGGTGTGAAAATAAATAAAAAATACGTTTACATAATTCCATTTCACGGCATAGATGGAATCATCAACGAGCAACTTGCACTTCTTGCAAACCTCGCTTGATGTTTAACAGAAACACAAATATGAAAAAGACACAACTGATTGAACGCCTCAATGAGATATTGACCATTGCAGACATGGAGGCAGAAGGCGTAGCTGCAGAAATCAGAGCGTTCATTGACGAGCTCGGCACAGCGGCCGTCGAAGACAAAGGCAAGCTGACGTACTTCATCAGGGTCCACGAGCAGACGCTCGATCCCGCTATGAAGTATCCAAAGCAGATGCTCGAATGCTACCAGATCATAGCCGAACTCGAGAAGCCGGAGCTGACACTCAAGGAGATTCAAGACGCAATCGGGGTCAGCGCGGAACGATTGGGCACCAGACAAGACCCATATCGCATCTATACCTTCTATCAGAAGCGCATGGCAGATGAAGGCTGGATCGAACGCGACAAGGCACGCATCTGATCAGACAACCTGGAGGCACACTGGCAAAGCTGGTGTGCCTCTTTGGTGCCCAACAGAGCTGATCCTTGAACACATGTGATTGGGATGCGACCACACCTCATTTGTCATTTCCTTACTTCATTGATTGTTTATCAAGAATTTACTGAGGTAAAAAATGTTTATCGCACTAAACCTTTTCTGCTATAAATCGATGAGATTAACTAATGTATTAAAGAGATCAACGATGATATTGACAATGTATTGGACTTTTATATCACTCCAATAACCCTGCTTATTATTTATAAGTTATTTATTATTAATGTCTTACTACTCTGTCGGATTGTGCTTTTTATAACAGATATTGGATGTATTGGTCTTTTAATATTTCAAACATTTTTAATCACACAGGGTCTCTATTGTTCCCACTTCTTACATTGAAGTTTCTAGATATCGAATCAAAATAAATCCCCCTAAGACAATGAAATATCCTAATATGTCCAATAACTTACATCAAAAGTGCCTTAAGAACCAAGTGTAACTAGTTGACTATGAATAACTTATAAATAATGAGCAGGGTTATTGGACGTGACAAAAAGTCCAATATACGTCCAATATGCCCCAATATATTATTTAACAGTTCTGCCATAATTATGTGTACTCTGGACCAACAAATGCCTAATGTAGTTATTGGGACAACACAAGGGAAACTGTTACCGCCCACTGCCCCAATACAAACTACATATGAAAACCACCATCATGCTCGATGTTCAACGAGACCCAATACGCGACACGTATGTCGCATCATATTTCAGAATCGGTTCACAGCCGACCTCAAGAAATACATATAAGCAGACATTCACCATGATCGAAACATATCAATACAATTATGAGCAATAAACTACCACCCAACATGAAGGTCTTCGGGCCAGTAGACCCACCCCAAGAGGCCAACTGGAAAACAGACCCAAGAGTAATGGGCAACATAACAGACCCTGTCCGGCCGGTCAAACAAGTAACTGCTGTGGAATTATGTGAGGCCATTGACGTGCTTAATCACGTTGCTGATCAGTTACCAGTCCTGCTAGTTAAGATTGCCAAACAAGAGAAATTCTATAAAGTTCTCACCAACAAGAACTGCCACTAATATGAGCCCAGCAATCATAACACCACTGACACATGGAGACTACTGTGCGCGCTTCAACAAGAAGTCGTCCACGGCGTTATCTATCTTCTTGGTGCAGCTAATGCACCCAAGCCCGCATCTTCCATATAGGTGCTTTGTGCTGCTGAAAGTGCAGGCTCACTGGGTATTCCAGTGGTGCGAACAGATACCAGCAAGTAATTACGCACTTGAGCGCATGAAGAATGCTCCTCCGACTCCAGCACACTACTGGACAAAAGAGAACGCATCAGCATTTAATTGTACGTTTGAAGAGATACTAACCGCCATTTGTTCTGGCCAACCTGATACCCTACCATGGAAATAACTCCAGAAATACTAACCGTTCTAGAACAGAAATATGGCCCAGCAATCAGAGTGCAGGTCTATGCAGTCGAAGGCAAGTTCCTACAGCTCCACATTCAGCACTCGACAGAGCGTCCGAAAGACCTCATCTGCGCTGTGCTGTTTGCCAACAAAGTAAGCAGAGGGACTCAGTACCATGTATACGAGATGGTCCACTCAGTGTTCAGTCCACATTAAGTTATAGGCATATCCTATATTTATATGCAGCAACGGGGAGTCTTAGGATGTAAATATACACTTCTAAAACTCCCCGTTTATTTCTTAATTG